CCCGCTTTCCGTATCAGGAAAGCGTGTTCGGGCAGTTCCTAAGAAACTGGCAGACAGGTTTGGCAGTGACTTTTATTCTCACAGACTTACCTCATCTTCACCGGAATTACAAAGTGAAGATGCATGGAAGCTTTGGCTGGAAGGCCAACTCTTTGAAACCGGTGAGAAGCTTCGAGTCACCAAGTTTGATGAAATGCAGCGATTCATAGCAGAGCAATTAGCCCCCATAAAGCAGAAGGACGAGGTGGATTTTAATGCCTGAAAAAAACGATATCCCAATCTTTCGGAATCTTGATGGAGTGTACTACCGTGTGATTCGTGATGGTATACATGTCAACCGATGCTTTTCTGATTTGTCCGAAGCCGAGCAGGATGAGATCATGGCAGAGTATAACGCGGAACAACTCAGACGGCTTTGTCGCTATCTCAGCATGAGCCTACGCCAGATTGGAGATGCGCTGGATCTTGTCAGAGACGAATGAAAGGAGAGCAGAATGGAAGTAGAAAACCAGGTTTCTTTCATCTCACCGATGCTGCAGAAGACTCAATTCGGCAATATCGCTGATGAAACTACCATTACCTTTAAGGAGGATGCGGACACGCCAATGACAATCGACGCATCGGCACTAGGCGATGTGATCGAACTTAGTGACGACTTCGATTTTGATGGGTATCAGGTGGTTCGTAGAGAATTCTTCGCTCATACTTTCGAGCCGTCTATCACCTTCAATAATTACAAAGTTTATGTCAATACTGCTTGCTTGAACAAGTTTCCCCATGCAGACTGTGCTCAGCTCCTGATCAATCGAGAGTCGCACATTCTTGCGCTACGCCCTTGCGCCGAGTCAGAGCGAGACGCATTCGCGTGGTGCAACACATCTGGTGGGAAGAGGAAGCCACGCCAGGTGACGGGCAAGTTCTTCTTTGCAAAGCTCTTTGAGCTGATGGACTGGAATATTGATTACAGGTACAAGCTGCTTGGCAAGGTCATCCATGCCAATGGTGAGTATCTGATCGTATTCGACTTGAATGCCTCTGAGATCTATCAGCGTATTGCAAAAGACGGAGGCAAGCCCAAGACTGCGCGTACACCTGTATTCCCTGCCGGTTGGAAGGATCAGTTCGGCTTGCCTTATCGTGAGCACCAGAAGTCCCTGCAGATCAACATTTTTGATGGATACGCAATCTATGGAATCAAGGATAGCACTGTATCCTCCACGGCATCCGTGGAAAATGTCACATCAGCCCATAACGCATATCAACCAGAGGTACCTGTGCAGGAGGGGAGTGTAAATGGGTAGTACGGATAACAGCGCGATCATGACCATTGACTTAAAGTGGAATCGCTTTCGCATACATAAGTCCACCCTGAACAAAATGGGGAATCCGCAATATGTTCAATTTCTGGTCAATCCAGAAGAAATGTTCATTGCTGTACTTGGCTCAGATCGGCCCCTCACTGGTGGCACCTCCAACCGAGTGAAGTTGGTTCAAACATCACGCCATTATTCTGTTGAGTTCTACAGCAATACACTCCTGTGCGCTTTGGTCAATATGATCGGTACTCTCGACTTCCAATACAGTTATCGTATGAGCGGAGAGGTGGATGTTGCAAACAGAGTAGCCTATTTCTCCATGAAAACCTTAAAGAAAAATGAGAGGAGACCTCCCAGCGATGGATAAAGGATTTGCGGTGTTGGAGATCGACCCGGAATTCAAGACACTCATTCGACCTTTACGGAAAGATGAGTATCTTCAACTCGAAGTAAATCTTACAGTAGACGGCTGCAGAGAGCCGATCATCACATGGAATAACATCATCATTGATGGCCATAACCGCTACGAGATATGTAACCGGCTGCACATCCCCTATGCTGTACGAAAGATGCCATTTGAGAACCGGGAGCAAGCGATTGTCTGGATCTGCAGCAATCAGCTCGGTCGCCGAAATATCACGGAGGAAACCAGACGATATCTCATTGGAAAGCAGTATGAACTTGAGAAAGTAGCGCGTAAGCATCCGCCCAACATCAATGGGTTCAACCAGTATAAGCGGAGAAACAAGGGTGAGCGAGGTGAGACTTTTCGGCGCACAGCCCAGAAGTTCAGCGCTCAATATAATGTATCTACTGGGTCTGTGCAGAAGTATGCGATCTTCAGTAAGGCATTAGACGTTGTTGGACAGGCAGACCCTGAACTTCCTGGCAAAGTGCTTTCTGGCACTTTCAAAATTTCTCACGAGAACCTTGTGGCCCTTTCGAAAATGCCGCCGGAAGAGATCAGGCGAATCGGGACAAGACCCGAAGACCTACAGCACCCGTTCACCAGTTACAGTGACACACGAAAAGAATTTGCTGATACAGATGAGGAGCCAGTCGAATCTATGCAGGAAACTTTACCTCTTATCAAAATTCCCCCTATGCACGACCCGGACGCCGAAATCGCTGGTTTGACTCTGACCGTTCCGTCATGGGTCAGTTCCATCGAGCGAGCCAGAAACAATGCGGATATGAACGCCGCTTCAACGAGTGCAAAAAGCAAACTTGAGGAGGCGCTGTTATCACTACAGGAGAAGGTGTCCGAGATGCTCTCAGAAATCAGGGAGGTAGACTAATGCAAGACTTCAGCAGATTTGTTCCGAATGTCCACTTCGAGCAGATCCCGATCAAGAATCTCGTGTCTAATCAGGAATACCAGAGACCGTTGTCTCAGGCATAGGTTGAAAAAGCCATCGAGGATTTCGACCTGAACCAAATCAACCCGGTAAAGGTGAGCCGCCGTGATGGTGTCAACTATGTCTTTAATGGTCAGCACACCATAGAGATCGTTGCTACTGTATCCGGTTCGCGGGAGACTCCTGTTTGGTGCATGATTTATGACAGCTTAGATTACAAGAACGAAGCAGACATTTTTGCAAATCAGATGAAGCATGTGCGCCCGTTGAAGCCTTATGAGATATTCATGGCTAATATCGAAGCAGGAAATGAGCAGCAGCTTGTTATTAAGCGGCTCGTTGAATCCTATTCTCTTTCTATCGGGCCGACTAAAGCATATGGCGTGATCTGTGCGGTTGCCACGCTGGAGCGGATCTACACCAAATATGGTTACCATGTGCTTGACCGAACTTTGCGGCTCTGCGTTGGTACATGGGAGGGGGATATCGACTCTCTGGGGGCAAATGTATTAGCTGGTGTTGCGAGAATGGTCGTAGCATTTGGTGACCAGCTTCGTGACGAAACTTTTAAGGAGAGGGTTGGCTTCATGTCTGTTCGGCAGTTGTCTCGTATCGCTAAAGAGCGTGGAGCAGGATCTCTTTGCTACGCCGAAGCAATGCTCGTCGCCTATAACCGAAAATGCAAATACACCTTACGAATGACGAAGCTGCATTCTGGGAAGGTTGCTGCGGAAGATGACTTTGTAGAGGAAAACGAAGAACCCCTTGCAGACGATCCTGTCCTTGAGGAATAGCACACGCGGAATGCTCTTTGGCTTGTGACTGGCAAAAAAAGATCCCCCTTGCTCGAAGGGAGATCTGATGGTGAATCAAGCTGTGTTATTCAAGAGCCAGCGAGAAGGCCGGCCGCATATATTCCTGTGCGCTCCGGCTTAATCCGCATTCTGCTGCCAGACGATTCCAGTTATCTCGGACGGTTTTCAGGACATCCGCCGCCATAGCAGTTGCGTCCTTGGTGCTGATCTCACAATACGGCGCGATCTCCAGCGCAAGGTCGAGGGAGATCGTCGCATCGTCTTCGTTTACGCAGAGGGACAGCTCGTCACCCTCCGGGACGGGGTTTACATCGTACAAGGGTGAGAGATGCCAGCCATCTGTCTTGAGGATAAAGCCATGATTTCTCATGTGGTCATCCGTATTGGAAACAGCCATATTGAACACGATCCGCTTCCATAGCTCCGTCAGATCTCTCTTGGGAGCAGCGCCGTTGGCCTTGATAAAGGACACCAGTTCAAGATAACTGGAGCCGTCCGCTGCCGATGCTCCATCCGTTTTTCCAAGCATTGTCATGGCGGACGCGAAATGGATCCGTGCAGCACCATTCCGGTCAAACCTGCGTACAAGGAAGGTGCTTCCGTACTTAGAGAAGTCGATCAACATGGACTCAGGAACATCCAAGCCACAAAGTCTTGCAAGGTCATGGGTGACCTTTTCCCATGCGCCCACATTGATATCGTCGTGCTTGGACGGGAACTTGGCGATCCATAGATTACCCTTCGTGTCCAGAACAGTGGCCTTCGGACGAGCGCCGCCCAGCGAGGAACCGGGCTTGATGAGCTGATTGATCCATTTCTGCTCGAGACCGGACTCATCGTTTTCGAATTGGCGGGAGGCTTCCTCCAGCGTTCGCAGGCTGGTCCAGGGAGGCGTCGGGGTTTTTGAATCATCCGAAAGGAACGGGCCGTCTTTGTCCAGCTTGAAGCGGATCGCGCCCATCCGAGTCTCGTCGTAGACGCCCATCAGGAAGTCGCTGTCTAAGAGCTTTCGAGGCTTCCGGCCTTCCTGCTCCGCCAATATTCTTTCTCTGCGCGTCATCAGCAGGCGGCCCCAGCGGTCGGGGGAAGAGTCGGCGAAAAGACCGAACACATTTTTTGCACCGGTGGGATACTGCCGCCCGGCATACAGTTGAAGATCCGGGTCGAGATACATGTAGTTTGCGCTGCTTTTTAACCAGTCAGCATCATACTCAAAGGAGTAGCTCTCCCGGCCACGGACATTCTCCACGAAGAGAGTCCCCAGGAAGTTTGGCGTTGTAGATCTGAAGCTCTCATAGACATAAATTACTTTTTGGTTTGACGCCACGGTTAATCACCTCCGTTTCGTGGTGCTCTCTTGCGCATGGTAAGTTCAAGGTCTTGGAGTTTACGCCCCAGCTCATCATCCTTTGCAACGAGCAGAAGGTCTTTATCCATATTGTTCAGTGCGTGCAGAACTGCGGCATAGATCCCAATCGCGACAGAGGGGTTTCCCTTTTCAACATTCCACACTGTGGCTCGGCTCACACCAGCTCTTTCCGCGACCAATTCGGCAGACAGATGCCGCCGTAATCTGGCAAGTTTGATCTGTTCTCCCAGCTGTTCTAAAATCGCCTGCGTCTGCGGCAGCACAGCAACACTCTTTCGTCCCATTCTGCACACCACCTCACATCGTCTTTGCGCTTGTTATTATAGACGATATATCTATTATTGTCAATAAATAAAGACATTAAAAGGCGGTGTGTCTACGATTATCCCATACTTCATTGTGTGCTGACTACCTTACCGATATGCATCCGGCCTTATGCCTGATTGGGGGGGATTCTATGGAAGTAATCATTCATTTGCCGCGCTCAAAGGAAGGTCAGGAGAAACTTGGTAAGTGCGTTGCAACTGTCCATGCACAGTTGATTCATAATTACATCTCAAGGTTGGAATGTTCAACAGAGCAAAAGGTCGCCCTTCTCGATGCGATTCAGAAGAACATCCACGATGAAATAAAGAAAGAGAAAGAGGGATGATCCCTCAATCTCCTACGCTTAGACGGATTCTTCGACAAGGTATCCGCCGCCGAAGATGATTTCCAGCTTGCCGCCAGGATAGACCTTAATGCATTCTACCATCTGACGGACGATGGAGTCATCGTACTCCATGCATTTGCTTTCTCTTTCTGAGATGATGGCTTGAATCTGCTCGAGACGGTTCTGCTCACCGTTATCCTTGGCAGTACTTTCTTGAATGGCAGCTATACGCTGCTTGAGAAGTTCTGTTTCTTGTGACAGTGTCATGAACTCGCTTTCATGGGCCTCGATGCCATCGCCGGAGCTGACACTCTCATTGACAAGCGCCAGCATCTTATTGTTTAAGGCTTCGATTTTTCGCTCCAACATATCTACTTCTTCCGGATCTCCATTAAGGCCGAGGGCTTCACTGATGGTTGCTCTCATGAGTGCCTTATAGGTGGCGTTATCCTGCTCGTTAAACTTGTTGACCGCTCGAACGATGGCTTCCTGCAACTTGTCCTCCATAATGGTGGGTGAATCGCTGCAGTATTTCTTGCCGTAGTCCAGTCGGCTGATACAGCGCCACACGATGCGCTTGGTACCATTTCTTGACCATGTTACGCGGCGGTAACGGGTACCGCAGTTGCCACAGATGAGCACATCGGTCAGGGCGTAGCGGGAATACTTTCCGGTGGATGTGATGGAGCTCTTTGCGGAGCCTGGCGTTTTTGTTTTTCGCCTGGCCAGTTCTTCCTGAACCTTGTTGAAGGTCACTCTGTCGATGATGGCTGGATGGTTATTCTGAACATAGTACATTGGAGCTTCTCCAGTGTTCTTCTTCCGCTTCTTTTCGATGCAGTCAACGGTGACGGATTTTTGCAGAATCACATCTCCGCAGTATCGCTCGTTGGAGAGCATATTCATGATCATGCCCTTGCTAAAGCTGATGGTTTTGCCGGGAATATCATAGTTCTCAGCCTGCATCATCTTGGAGATTTTGTCCACGGTTTCTCCAGCCAGATAGAGATTGAAGATGCGTTCCACGATGGCCGCTTCGCTCGGTACGATCTCCGGCTCACCGTCAGCGCCCTTTCTATAGCCGAGGAACCGCTTGTACATGAACACTGGGGTTCCTTCCTCGAACTTTTTGCGAACGCTCCAAGTAATGTTCTTACTGATGCTTTCGGATTCGGACTGTGCGAAGCCAGCATAGATGACCAGATACAGCTCGCTGTCTGTCTTGAGTGTGTCGATCTGCTGCTCCTCAAAGTAGACGCCGATGCCTTTGGACTTGAGCATTCGGACATAGTCGAGGCAGTCCACCGTATTTCTCGCAAAGCGGGATACGGATTTGGTGATGATGTAATCGATCTTTCCGGCCAGACAGTCGTTGATCATTTTGTTGAACTCAGGCCGTTTGTCGGCTCTTGTGCCGGACTTGCCCTCGTCAGCGAACAGGCCTGCGAAGCACCAGTCTTTACGACTGGCGATCATCTCGGTGTATACCTTCTTTTGGTTGGCATAGGAGATGAGCTGTTCTTCGCTATCTGTCGAGACTCGGCAGTATGCCGCCACTCTCTTCTGCCTGTATTTTTCTTTGTCTACCGTCATGGAGCGTTTTGGCTCTATGACAGTGACGATTTTCTTAGGGACTTTCGTTACTTCCATCGTCCAGCGTGACCTCCGTTTCTGTCTTAGTATGAAGCACCACCTTGCCTTGTTCACCGAGTGTGATGTATGAGGCGAGGGCGGTAAAGTAATCTCGATTGAATTCATCCTGCGTGACCATTGTTTGTGCCAGCTTTCTTGCGAGTGATACTGTGAGGCTCAACTTGGCATTGCTTTGCTCGTACATAAGCGCTGCCATCTCGATGGTCTTTTCAATGATGTACTCCTCGTTTGGAGCGTCACGCTCTAGCTCCAGAGCGATATCGTTTCCTACCTTGATGACCTTCGCGTCTGGTTCATACCGTTTCCTGGGCTTCGGCTGGAGCAGATGGTCATTGAGGATGACCCGATTGATGAGGACGGTAATGGTTTCGATGAGTTGGGTATCGCTGATGCGAACTCTGATGCCGCAGTCATCGTTAGTGCAGTTCCAGCTCTCTCGAATGCGATGCTTCATACTGACACGACGCTTCATTGGCTGACCGCAGTTGTCGCACCGAACGAAGTCACGGAGCAGGTCGATGGCATCGTTTTCCTTTTCGCAGGTATTGCGCTGCCGCGCCGTTTTCAGGCTGACTGCCGCTTCATACATATCTTCATCTATGATGGGGTCGTATTCTTCAGTCCCAATATATTTGGCGTTGGCGATGATTCTTGCGATACGGGCTTTATCCCATGTGGTGGTTCTTTGTGTATATGGGATCTGGCGACCGGTCAGTTCTTCCGCAATTGCTTTGAGAGAAGCGCCATCCAGATATGCCTTAAAGATCTCTCGGATGATCTCTGCTTCCTCAATTGAGATGACCGTTCTGCCATTTCGCATCGTGTATCCGTATGGGATGTACCGTATCTTTTTCATGAGTGCCTCCTATATGCGTTCTCTGAATCGAAGCCCGCCAAGGAGTTCCACGGACATTTCGTCCTCTTTATTGATTTGGATGGACTTCACAATTTCCAGAAAGAGCTTCTCATCGAATGCGTCGAGGGGTTCTTCCAGTTCGAAGATGAGCATTTTTAGTTTCTTGACTTCCTCAAGCATGATGGCGGCTTTTGAATTGAACTTCTCCTGCCTGACGTCCTTGAGTTTTGCCAGCTCTGCGCCGATCTCGTTGGCTTGCGCCTGATAGACTTCAGGGGCGAGGTATCCCATGGACCGGAGTTGTTCAAGCATGAGCAGTTTCGCATTCAACTCAGCGATGCTCTTGCTTAAATCACGCGCAGCCAGATTGTTTCGCTTCATAGCTGCTAGTGTCATCTCCAGCCGGCTGATGACCTGTCCGAGAATGTTATCTTCAGAGAACCGCAGCTTGTTCACCATGGAGATGAAGCCGTCATAGATTCTTTCTTCGCTGTAGTAGTTGGAGTCACAGGCCGTGCTGTCATCTTTGTGAAGGGAGCATACCCACTTCACAGTCCCCGACACGATTCTTCGCCTATAGAAAGAGCCACACTCAGAACACTGAATGCGGCTTGTAAGCGGATAGATATTTTGTGTTGTTGCTTTGGCGAAGACATCCTTGCGCTTTTCAATAAGGGTCTGAACGGCATCGAATACATCCTTTTTGATAATGCCGGGGTGGGTACCCTTTGCGTAGAAGCGATCTTCCTGTCCACGATTGGGGTGTTGGTTGAAGGGAACGGTGGTTTCTCGGTAGGTCTTTTGATAAAAGCTGTCGCCGATGTACCTTTCGTTCTTCAGAATATATGCCACGCGACTTGGCCGCCAGATTTCCTTTCCGGCCTTGGTAGGGATGTTGAGCTTGTTCAGCTCTCTTGCAATCTCACTTGTGGAGAAGCCCTGCAAGTACAGAGCGAAGATATTCCGCACAATGCCTGCTTCCGGCTCGTACACGGTCAACATCTTATCGACTAACCGGTATCCGTAAGGGGCGTTGCTGTCCACATACTCGCCAAGTTCCATGCGTTTGACGATTGAGAGCCGCTGGTTCATAGAGATGGACTGCGATTCCTCCTGCGCTAGAGCAGAGAAGGTATTAAGAAGCATCTCGTCGCCCATAGAGAGCGTCGAGATGCCTTCCTTTTCAAACTGTACACCCACACCCAGCAATTTGAGCTTTCTTACATAGGCCAGAGCGTCTTTTGTGTTTCGTGCGAAGCGAGAGATGGACTTCGTAATGATCAGGTCAATTTGTTTGAGCTCACACATGCGGATCATCCGCTGAAACTCATCACGGGTTTCACTTTTCATTCCGGTAAGCCCTTCATCGGCGAAGATGTCCACCAGTTCCCAATCGTCGCGTGCTCCGATATATTTTTTGTATGCTCGGATCTGTGCGGCATAGGAGTTGAGCTGATCGGCGGAGTTGGAAGACACTCGGCAGTAAGCTGCAACCTGCATCTTCTTCGTGTTCTGTCTTGTGATAGGGGTGATGAGTCGTACTTCAGGCATTTCGGTGTCCTCCTCTCTCGTTTTTTGGTTGGTATCATATTATGATACCAACAACTTTTGGCAAACCACATTATACTGATAACTCTACTGAATAGCTACCAAAACAATTGGAACAGCGCAGAATTGACCTTATGCACAATTTTCAGTGGGCTAATACGATATCTGCGCCGGTAAGCTTCATATAATATTTTTTCGCCCTGGCATATTCCTTTTCTGTGATCAACTCCTGCGCAAGGAGATCCTTCAGCATATCAACAATAAAGAGAAAATTGGCGTTCTTGGTGTTCTTGTTTGACAGCACGGTGCTACCTCCTTGGTCGTAGTTGTTTTGTGTCATTGGAATAGGTCGAGAAAAAGGCAGCGGGCTACAATATAGCCCACTGCCTTTGGTTGTTTTGTTGCTGTGCTATTAAATGCAGGCCACAAGTGTCCCTCTAATATATCAAGGCATTATTGCCTGACTTAAAATTGCATTGCCTCGCTGTCCTTCAGACCGTGCTGGAAGAACATGATATAGTAGATGGGGATATAGATGATTTTTCCCTTCGTGGAGACCGTTCGTTCATTGGACACAACGAAGGCTTTCTGGATATGGTAGTCTTCATTCTTCACGAAGTTATTCAGCGCACTGTGGATGGTGTAGTCCTTACCGGACTTTACTTCAATAGGGACGGCGGATAAGGTGGCATAATCGTCGATGAGGAAATCCACCTCACCTTTATGTCGATTGTCATAATAGAACAGTTCGTAACCATGTGCGATAAGTTCGCTGGCTATGACGCTTTCATAGACGGAGCCGAGATTGATGCTGGCTTCATCGTCCAGCACAGCGCGGATGTTATTGCCATAAAGGATGCCGGTCAGGATACCCACATCATTCAGGTATAGCTTCAGCAGATTTTTCCCTGTGGACTCGACCAGCGGGAATACCGGGTTAGAGATAGCCTGAACATTGAGGGCAATACCCGCGCTGATCAGATACTTGAACTCGTCTTGATAATCTGCGAAGGTCTTTCCCTTCTTATCTTCTATGCTCTGTGCTACGACACGCTTTTTCTTATTCTCCATGTTGGAGGGGATCAGGTCATAGATGCGGCGGATCTTCAGCTTACGCTCCTCGTCATACTTGGATGCATCGGCGGCATAGTAATCGTGAATCTCCTGTTGGATCTCACGGACGAGCTGAATATTGTGGTTTTCCAGATAGGAATTGACTGCATCCGGTAGACCGCCGACCAGCAGATACTTCCGAAAGTAGTCCATCATTTTGTTGTGGGTCGGCCCATCCAGTGCCTCCAGTCGCTCGAACTTCTTCCGCACGGCAGAGATGGCAAACTCGTTCAGCCCGTTGGCATAGAGAAATTCCTCGAAGTCCAGAGGGAACATCCGAACTTTACGGATGCTGCCCATGGGGATCGATGTGGTCTGTGACAGTGTCACGCCCAACAGGGAGCCGCTGGCAATATAGGTAAAGCGATCATCTTGGGATAGGAATTTCAGCAGCGTCAGCAGATGAGGATATGCCTGGATCTCGTCGATAAAAATAAGTGTGTTGTCTTTCTGCTTCATCTTG